TACTAGATACGTCTAGCAGTTCTCCTGTAGATTTGCGTCGCGGTCGCCGTTTGTTATGATACAATGTACTTAATGTGAAGTGCATATAATCTTGGCAAGCGAGGCCGCGATGGGCAAGCATCTCCGATCCTACGAACCTGGGCTAAATGCTTTATCTGAAACGTTAATCTGGACAGATTTGGTTCCTGATACTGAGTATCCTGAGCGCTACGTTTTGGATCCAAAAACGGGTCAGCGGTGGCGGCGTTTGACAGAACGTCAAAAGATGATTGCGGAGCAGATTGTTGCTGGCTTTAATGCGAGAGAAGCCTGTAAAAACATAGGGATGCGGCTCAAACCGGAGGCCATGAGTTGGTATGTTTCTGATAAATTAAGCCACCACGCGCCATTTGTGAACCATGTTTTGATTCTGTTGGAGAGACGTCAACGTGGCCAAGTCGTCACCGCACAAAGCCACTTACAGCGCCTCGACGACCTAGGACGACGCGCCGAGAAAGAAGGAAAATATTCCGCCGCCATCGCCGCCGAGGTTGCCCGCGGCCGCGTTGCAGGGCTGTACGCAAAGGACGAAGCACCGAAAGATCAGGCCGTAGCGAAGAGCGTCAGTGCCCTGGAGGATCGGATCAAGGAGTTGTTAGAGAAAAGCCAGCGTGCGGAGCGCGAAGTACAGGGAAGGGTGGTGTCAGAGCAGAGCGGGAAGGATTGACAAATTATTTGCGTCACCTTTGACAAATTATTTGCGTCGCTTTTGACAAATAAAAGTCGTCACTTTAGAAGAACGGCGCACGAAGCACGCCGCACCTGGCGCCTGCTGGCGTCAGCCCCGGAGGGTCGATCCTGGAGGGCGGGGGCCTGGTTGCCAGATCCCGTAAACGAAAAAGCCCGGCGCTGTGGCCGGGCATGGTTATGCGGTTAGTGTGTATCGTCTTTCGGCTTCTGTCCGGGCCATGGCTTGGTACCGGTAGCAGCACAAGGCGCTGCGTTCCGTCTGTAATGCGCTTGCCTGGCCTTCTGCTACTTTCCTGGAGGCATGCGTACCGCGTACTCGAACCAAGGGCTTTTCACCTGGTACTAGGCCTTCTGTCGGGAGCTCTAAAACGTAGTATGTGTGCACAGCATTACCTCGTTAAAGTGTATTTAAAAAGTTGCGCCAGTCCCTGGCGTCCTGCATGGCCTCCCTGCGTATCTGTCGATAAGCCGGGGTCCCGGTCTTTATATAATCCTGGTTACACTCACGCGCTAGCCTGATACAGCTCGCTAGCTTGGGGCGTGCCCAGTACTTTACGCGGTCTGTTTTCATGCTTCACTCCAGTCACTAACCCACACTTTCAGCGCTTTGTGGTACAGCTCCGCGCTGTCAAGCGGGTTGTCGATGATGTCTTGAATGTCCTTTATGGCCTGGCGTAGCACGTCGTTGGCCTCGTCCAGCTCCTCTCTAGTTTCTTGCTCGTCGGATTGCAGCGCCGCGATTAGTTCGCGGACCACGTCACGCGGCACGCTGTCGAGTTGCTCGACGTGGTCAATGAGCTCGGCACTTGTCATGTTGCGGAGTGTCTGCGGTTGCATGGTGTCACCCTCGGATAGTCTGGCGGATCGCGTCAACGCGGTTATGGCTCACTTTGTGCGCTAATATGCGGTTATGAGTGTTGATCTGTCGAGCAGTGCATTCCCGGCTAACCCGCGTTAGTGCCTCGTCAATACTTTCGACGTGTGATAGTGGCACGCATTCTGTGAAACCGTTAGCCAGTGGAAACAGCGCCACGGCGTTAAAGCCGCGTTTGTTGGTCTCATTGGCATAGAAAACATGTGTTACGGGTATCATGGCATTAGTTCCTTTTCCTGGTTTGTGGTATCTGACTGCGTAGCAGCCATTATCGTGCGCACTCCGGAGAATGCGCACTGGAATGGCTACTTAAAAGTTGTAGTAGATAACTGTGCCGTCATCGAGCGTAGAATTACCAATAACCATTGTATTTTCGGCCAAGTCCTCCAAACTATCTAACGAGTAGTTTTCTAGTACATCCTCCAGTGGTTCTTGAGATATATCACAGCAAATGGCTATAACGTCGAGCTCCATTTCCTGACCTGTATCCTCCTCCAGCTCTTCAAAGTGGCGGAAGATTAAACGTAATGCATCAGGTGTAAAGTTATCCATGCGTCCCATGTCTTTGAACGCTTCCATAAACATGAATTCGTTGATTGTTTGTTTCATAGCTCAGGCCTCCAGGATTGGTTGTGTTACGGATGAGCGAACGGGCACGGTCAGGGATTGCGCTGCATAGTGCATGGCAGTCAGCCCGTTGCACGCGCCAACGTCGAACAGGTGTAGGTTAGAGTGGACGTCAATTAACTTAACCATGTAGGTCTTGCCGTTCACGTCCTCGATGAAGCGCTCCGGATCGATAACCGCCACGTCGATTGCCAGTGGTCCGCATGAGGTGCCGAGGGTAGTCTTGCCCGTCAATGTCAGATACTCCGCGGCAATATAAAGCACGTCGTCCAGGTTAACGGCGGTTCGCTCGATGACTGACAAAATATCGCCGTCAATGTGTCCACACGTTACGCTTTCCAGCACGCGGCCTGTGTGAGTGTGGCTGATGGTGGCCTCGGCGGTGAATGCCATGCCGTTTACTTGGATGTTAATTGCGTGTTTCATCGTGTTAGCTCCTCAATCAATGCGGACTGCTTCAGTTTGTATTGTGTGGCGTGCTCCGCGCCACTGATCAGGCCATAGCCTGCAATGAGTGCCAAGACTGTGGCGTAGATCATGAAGCGGCGTAATCCATGTTTCACTGGCTAGTCCTCCCTTGGTTGTACAGGGATTTTACGCTGTAAGCCGTAGTCTCTAAGTACTTGACCGAAAGCCTTGCGTGCCTCGGGCAGTGTCTCAAAAGACTCCCATAGCTCGAGCCCGTGGTCAGTTGAGCTAGCCTTGACGTGGTAACACGCGCTGTCTCGCTCCATACAAGCGCGCACACGGCACGCAGTGCTGTATCCCTTGGATACTTCTATGTACCCACATGCAAGCGCGTACTCCGTTAACCAACCTTTAGCAGTTACAAATTTAGGCATGGCTCAGGCCTCCATCTGGTTGCGCATGTATTCCCGCGCCTGTTCAAGGGTGAGGGGTTCGAGGCCTTCGGCCTCGCTATCTTCATCGGTGTAGATACCGTTGGCATCATTCCAAGCAAGCCATGCTATGACCTGTTCCCGAGTGCCGTTGTTAAGGATGTCTTCTTGCCGTGTGGCGGAAAGGTTAGGGTGGTTCATGGCTGTGTGCTCCTTTCGTTGATTGCTACAACTTCCATTGTAGTAGCTAGCTACTGCGTGTCAACAAAAAATCAACCTATAAAAGGAGGAAAGAGTAAAGTTTTTAAGGGCGGAGTAACGAGGTGCAACGTCTGGCAGGCCAGGCAACCAGGCAACCAGGCAACCAGGACACCAGGCAACCAGGCAACCAGGCAACCAGGACACCAGGCGACGGCCGCCGATCCAGCTGGTAGAAATCAGAAACTTCAATCAAATCAACAACCTGCATCGGACCCCCAGGCCCCCTTTCAGGCCCGGCGCTGGGGACGAAAACTGATTCAGATTCCAGACTCAAATCGCTGAAAATTTTGCGAAAATTTTTCGCCAAAAATTTCTGTAAAAACTAGGCCAGGTTTCCACGCTCGACCTCCTACGTTATACTGACCAAAACTCATCGCCCGAGACCCGCAGCATGCCGAACGTCAGACCGATCGCCAGAGCCATCTCACGCGACATCTCGCGCTCGATTGTCCATAGCTCCGCCTTTGACCCCGTATCCCTCTTCGCCAACGGCGAACAAGGCGCATTCTATCTGCCTGAGCCTCAATACCTCTACCAAGACTCCGCAGGCACAACCCCTGTCGCGGCGGATGGTGATCCGGTGGGGTTGATGCTGGATAAGTCGGGGAATGGCAATCATGCGTCTCAAGCAACCGCTGCATCACGGCCTGTCTATCGGACAGATGGGACGCTGCATTGGTTAGAAAATGATCTGGTGGACGACAGCATTCTCTCCAGCATTCCCGATCTAGGCACGAACGCCACACTTGCTTACGCGACAACGGGCGGCGCAGTTATCGTAGAAAACCGTGACTACGCAGGACCACTAGCACTCCCAGACGTGCAGAAGATTTACGCGCTGGTCTATCTTGACAGGCCACTAACGGCGACCGAAAAAGCAACTCTGACCGACTATCTGAACTCGAAAGCGGGTGTAGCAACTCAGGCTCTTGCTTACGGCCCAGGCCCGGAGACTGTCATTGCTGGCGACATGACGACAGGTTTCTTCGGTGAAGTCAGCGACGAAGAGATGTTTGATGGTAGCGAGCTTGCGTCTGACCTTGGCCTTTCCGATGGTACGGGAATCAACCGCGCAGGAGGGTGGCTCAAGTTCATCCATAACGGTGTCGTTAAGTACATTGCGAAAAAGCCGTTCAGACACTCTGCTACGTGGGAACAAATATATGAGCGCGGCTTGGTGTATGGCACGGACGATAACGGCAAGGCTCCTTACGGTACGCCAACGAATCAGTTCACCAAGGTTCGAAAGAATGGCAGTGAATTCATTGTTCGGTTGATGACTGGTGCTAATGCTGATCCTTTCCCTGAGTCTGACCCACTGTTTTTCACCGCTGACATGTACCAGATGGATGTTGGTGGGGGCTCAGAGTGGAATGATCTGATTTATCGCATTCACCAGGCTGTGCTGAGCGATCCAACAACGGACGGTTTCGTTGCGGATCGGCACGGCGGGCCTCAGGTAGGTGCGAACTGGGCCAACTATACCGACGGCGATATTGTGGTTGGCGGCGGCCTTGGGCGGGCTTCCTGGTGTCAGGAGCAGTCTGACGTTTACTCCGCCAGCCGCGTGCACCGTGGCACCTCTGACGTTGCCACCTTCTCTCGCTATACCGCGGCGGGTGTGTCTTCGACTCTCGGGTGGCGGCCCGTCTTGCAGCTAATTCCTAATAACTGAGGAGAGATGTTATGCAATCACTATACAAACGCCGCGTAACCATCGCCACTCCGGCCTCCCTGCTCACAGAGGCCAACCACCTCGCCTGCCTCACGAGGGTATCAGCATGACAATTTCCGCCTCCATCCCCGTAGAACACATGGCTGTGGCCAACGCAGACCTTGAGGCGCTGGGTCATGGTCCAAGCAACTTCTCAGTCGCGCTAAGGGCAGGTACTGCCGAAGCCACGCACGCAGGTCTGCACGCATGGAACGACGACAATTTCCTCGCGGACTTGCAATCTCTAGGTTACCCCGGCTTGGTCATACGCAACGAACCAGGGCAACAGGTTAACTTCGAGGCGCACGTACAGCAGCAGGCGCTTGAGTGGTCTGATCCTAGCAACTGGTTTGAGAATCCGGTGATGACCGGCGATCAGCGCACGTACAACGGAAAGACGTGGGAGAGCCTGATGGATTACAACGTCTGGGCTCC